TTGCGCGTCAGTCCATCAGAACCCTTGTCAATTAGTTCCACCGCATCAGCGGCTATTTCGTTACCGTCTTTTGCTAACGCTTCTAAATCACGCCTTGCTGCAGCTCTATCACCGTCGTTGTTTTTTAACCATCTAGCCACATACGATTTTGCGTCTGATACGGCGCTGCCGCCTGCGCCACCTCGACTTCCCTGATCCAGATACTTGATTCCGGGGATGCCTTTTGATGCAAGATAATCGGATACGACTTTTTGTGTTGGGGCTGTTCTTGTTCTTTTGCCAGCCAAATACTCCTCAAGTCGTTGATACAATTTGCCGCCGGTCATATTTGTGCCACTTTGCGGATCGCTTGCAAGTTTCTTCGCTCTGCGCGAGCCATATAGCATTGGATCAATTTCATTTTGAATAATTGACTGAATCGAGTCTGGCTGCTCACTCAGCGGCTTATCCCAATCCAGCATCCGATCTATTTCGGCATCAGGAATGTCTACTTTGTACAGATGGCTAGTTGTTGGAATCGCCTCCAATTCATCAGCTACCTCAGCAGCCACTCGCCGGTAATCCTCGTCATAATCCATGTCCAGCGATCTTGCTCGTATCTCATCAGGAGTGTCGTGCAGCATCGCACTTTCCCATTGCTCCATACGGTTGTAATCGCCAACAGCTTCCGCTTCTTTGTACTTTTGCATCATTATTTCTTCGGCGTCGAAATCACGAGGCGAATAACCTTTTGCTACGTCTGGATTCTCAGCAAAGTAAATCCCATGCCCATAGGCTTGAGCACCTTCGCCAGTGCCGACTTTGGAAAGATCAGGGACGCCGGATTCCCATTTGTGCGGTGTGCCGTGAAACGCCGGCCCACCTAACATTCCTGAAGGAACAGGATTTTTTCTGGCGTAATTCCAATACATCAAACTTGGGATCGCCGCAGCAGTCGCTAACAAACCTTTTTTTACCACCGCACTACCAGGCCACAGATCAGCCGGGGCGAACTCAAAACCCGCTGACGGGTCTTCGGTTTGGCGACCTAAGAAAAGCGAGTACGGTTCGATACCTACCTTATCCTCCGCAACCCTGCGCCGGTAATCGGCTTCCCTCCTCGCCTGTTCTGCCATGTTCTGCTGGTAGAGCTGTTGTGTGCCAGACTGATTCCGGTGATAGGACTGGACTTGTTGTAGCAGTGGCAACAGCTCTTCTTGCGCCAGGAAAGGCCTAAGGCGCTGTGTGAGGAACGTGTTAGGCATAAGCCAGGAATGGTTTTCTGTTGTTCATAGTCAGCGGTACGCCTTTCTGTTGTAAGTCCTGGCGCATTTCGGGGGTGATGTCGATGTACCAGAGGTCGTAAGGTGAATCATCCAGATCACCGTATTTTCTTAATGCTTCACGAGCCGCGTCCATATTCCCTGGAGTTTCCATAAGAACATCATCAACCCATTTTCCTTCTGAATCGTCCGGCATCTCCTTTAAGATATGCCAAATATCATCTCCATCCGCTCTACCCCCGATATAATAAGAAGTGCCATCTTTTGCGGTAGCTGTAGGGTTTTCTGATGCTGATGGAGCTTGCCACTTCTCCGGCTCCACCCCGTACTTCTTCAGGAACTTCTTGGCGAAGTTTGTGATCTTTTTGTCGTAGAGGTTTTTGTGGAACTCGCCGCCGACTTCCAGGTCGAGGCCGGAGTACATCCCGCCTTTTTCTCTGACAATCTTCTCAGCCATTTCCTTGCCGACATGATCGGAGAGTTCGTCAGGGGTAAGTTGAAATAAGCTCTGTGCATGACCGTCTTTGTGGATCACTGCGAGGTTGAAGTTATCTCCGACAGCCTGTGCTTCAATCGAATTTATGTACTTCGCCAGATTGTACCTGTCAGCCTGTACGTCACCCGTTGTCCAGGTGAGGCGTTCTATAGAGGGGTCGTTTATCCCCTCCATCAGCGCACGTTTGAATGCGAGTTCGTGCCAGTCTTTTTTGTATGGTGCGTCTGGGACAGTACCCGCACCAGGGGCCGCAGTTAGCGCTCCTTCACCGAATTGACGGGCGACATCTTCGGCGGCTTCTCTCGTATGCTCAACCTCCACCAATTCACCACCACTGTCATAAATCTCCCACAAACCATCTTCAGTTTCTGAAACTGAATACTCTAATGATGGGCCTGTGTAGTAACCCTTCTTCTGCCCTGTCTGATGCCAATCCGATTGGATTTCCTCTATGTGCAGTGCTTTCTTACCACCGACATCGCGCTCGTTAGTGCGGATGTGAGCGAGTACGTTGGGTTCTGACCAATGGCCGCCGGTGTATTGTTGGCCTCTAACAGAGTCCATTTTTTGAAATAACCTTTTATATTCGTTGATTTCACTTTCAGGCATATTGACCATATCGGCGTATCTGCCTTCTCCTGCCATTGGTGTTTGCAGTGAATTCAAGTCATATTTTTGTTTTAGGTAATTCCAATACTCGTTTAACTCTTGCTTTGCTGATTCAAGTTCTGCTTCGCTACTTTCCGACAACTGCACCAGAATCTCTTTCGGGTTACTGCCGCCTGGGAGGTTTAGGGATTCTTGGTGGGCGTATTTTGCTGACCCATGCCCTTGCCCTTGTGACTCCTCCCAATCAACGGTTAATTGATGAGCTAATTCCCAATCTTGATCCCGTTCAGCTTCAAGGACCGCATTCTGCCAATCATCTGCAGCAAAGTAGGCGAAATCGTTTCCACCCTTAACTGTCTCCGTAAGCTCTATCGGGTTCCACATGGAAACCACTTCTTCCTTCGTAAGCGTACCTGGGGCTTGTTCCAGTGCCTGTAACAGCCCTGTTTCCTTCGCCTCTCTGGTTGCGCCTGGTTCTTTTTTAAGGTGTGCCAGGTATTGCCCAGATTGGCCTTTACCTGGGGCTGTGGTAAGGGCTTTACCAGAAGGAGAGTAAAAGCCCATTTTGTTACGGCCACCCATACCCAACATCAGAAACGGGGCTAACTGCTCGTCAGTCACCTCCGGTATGGACAGTGGGCCTAATCCCAGGTTTTCAGATCCTTGTGAGACTAACTGACTAAGCGCATTCACCTGTGGCGCTAACAGGCCACCGGCTTGTACTGCTGCGTCCTGGATAAAGGGGGATGTGGGGTTCAGAGAGCTGACAACACTTACCGGATTCCGGTGCTGGGCAAACCCCCCCATTCCCTGATAAAACTGGTTCTTGAGGCGGTCAGGATACGCCTGGATGTAATTCCAGAGATTCACACGATCCCCAGTTTCGGGTACTTAATGTCCTGGTCCCACCTGTCATCCTTCCCGGATGCGGCGAAACGGAGTGACAGCGCACCGTAGCGGGTNGCTGCCATGATGTCATCGTTCCGGTCTACTATCCTGCCCTCCTTGCGGTGATAAATCCGAAACTCCTGCCACCACTCCCCCAATGTGGAGAAGACCTTGAACTTGTCGTTTTCCATCCGCTGCAGCATCTCCATAATGCCTGTCTCGATGGAGTTCCCCCCTTTCTTTTCCCCTGGTGCGGGTGGATTTTCAAAATGGGAGAAGTGCATATTACATCCGAGGTTTCGGTACTGGTCTGCAAGACCGGGGTTGCCCATCGCGTCCCTGCGGTGGCCATCATGCGGCCAGATGACAGGGATGAATAAAGGCCGGGTTTTCATTGCGGCGGCGTGGATGTGAGGTGCTGCTTTAGCGAGGGCGTAGACATCGTAAACGTAGACCACATCCTCTTCCCGATCGTGAGCTAAATAGACTACAGCGGTTTTATGGTCAAACCCAAAGTCTATCCCCGCTACCCTCGGCCACTCATCCGGGATGGTGAAGGGCTCGACCATCAGCTTGGACTCATCCACTGGGAAGACCAGACCGGAGCCGATCGCGGGTCGGCCGTATCTCCGCATCTCCCTTTCATGTGGGGAGTAAGCGGAGAGGATCTGCTCCATTACCGACTGGGTGAGATGGCCTGGTTTCCTCGCCTTGCTGCGTATCTTCTCAGATGCGTCATCCCATGCGGCGGTGGTGAGGGACTGTCCTGGTTGGAGGTTGTTCAGAAACGCATGGACGGTTTCCGTCATCCCACTCTCGGGGGTGAAGGTGAGAAAGGTCATCCCCTTTGTCGAGAGCGTCCGGGTCACACACTGGCTGTAGAGATCCCTGCTGGGCTCCTCATCCAACCAGATTGCCGACACCGCCCTGCCCATGAATTTCTCCACCCCCATCTCGTAACTTTTAAACTGNAGGGTGGAGTTACCCCCGGAGATGTGTTTTATCAGCGCCAGGGATTTAGCGTTTGGCACACCGGGCTTGCGCTCGGTGGTGACGATGCAATCGTGGGGTATCCAGCCGGTTCCGATAGCTGAAGGGTCCTCCGGGGCTCCCAGGAGTTCTGCCTGGACAATATCCCTGGTGGTTTCGTTCGACACACCACAGGCCCAGGCGACAATGGGGTTGTGAAACCTCCTGCCCTGCCACCAGTCGGGGTATCTGCCGGTGACGTGCATAGCTAACTCGGCGGCTCCGCTCATGGATTTACCCACCCGGTTGCCTGCCATAAGGAGGCGCTGGTTGCACTCCCTTCCGGTAGAGTGAAATCGCTCCTGGAAGGGATAAGGGTCGTATATGTCGAGCTTGTTCAGCCGCTCTCTTTTTTTCAGTTCTCTAGCAATCTCTACCTTGCGAACGAGGTCGGCCACGTTTAATTTAAGGTAGTGGGGACTTCCGCTGGTGCCTCTTCTTCCCCCAAAAGAACTTTCAACTCCCTTTCCAGTTCAGCGGTGGAGGATTGCTCAATGTGGGTCTGCTCTACCCGCTGTACTGCCTGGTAGCC